CATAGCGTCTGACATAGTGACATCACTTAAAGCATAGAAATCTGTTTCTTGAAGTTTTTGATTTCTTATAGATTTTATTTCTGTAAGTTTTCTATTAGCACTAGCATTGTTCCAAACTGTTTGTTGAGCGTCAAACTCAGCTTGTTCTTCGGCTGTCATTTCTCTACTTACACCATTTATATTTATTGTTGTCATATTATGTTACCACTCCATATATTGCACCAGAAAGACTATCAAAATTACCTGTGCTTGGAAAAATTTTAAATCCTGTTATAGCTGTTGTGCTGTTCCACTCAGCAGTACCATGACCACTAAATGTATAATTGCCAGTTCTTCTACCACCGCCTGCAAAAACTAATCTTTTTTTAGTAGTTGTGCCTGATGGATAATACAACGTACCCTCCCAACCAAAACTTTCGTCAACGTCATTTCGAATAGTTTCTCCTGCAATTCTAATATAATTATCATTACCTGACCAACTTGAGCCACCACCAGAAGTGTTAAAACCAGTACCTGCAAAGAAATAAGAACTAGCACCAGACTCTACTGTATTTGTACCAGTTACCCACTGTAATTTAGCGTCTGCGTCTGCACTTGTATTCCAATCGTATAAAAATATTTTATAAATATCGTAAGTTGAATCAAATTTACTTGTAAGAGTAGCAGAAGCGTCTCCAGAACTTACACTAAAACTATGTATTTTTACTAAGCCGCCTGCACCCAAATTAGATTTCTGCACATACTTTAATGCACCACTAGCCGCACTATCGGATATTAAAAACTTATCTGCGTCAGCTAAAGATGTTTTCTCTGTTTGACCTGTAACTAATGTAGAATTTGTATTAGTGTTATCTACTGCTGTTGAAGATAGTTTACTTGCTGTAATACTTCCTGAGAGCATGTCATTGGTTACTGTTCCGATTGCTGGAGTAACAGTTTGAAATGTTCTGCCTACATATAAGATCTCTACTCTATCATTATTAAGAGTACCACCAAGAGTAAGTGTTGTGCCACTTACACTATAATTATCATAACTTTGAACAACAGCATTAACTGTTACCAATATATCTTGAACACTAGAAACAGCAAAATCTAACGTAATAGTTGTTCCACTATTCGTTGTAGATACCTGTTTTCTAACTGTTTCAAAGTTAGTTGCTGGTTGTGCTCCTATATATCCCATATTATGTACTTATTGCGTCTACACAAGATACCCAAGCATCAACGCTTGAAGCTGTATCTGAAACTATTTTCAATGCATCACCAGATTGTACGACTACTTTTCCTGTACCTAAAACTTGTAAAGCTCCACCTACAGGGATTGGCATACTTTTCCCTAGATAAATATCATTAGCACCATCATTTATATATACATCAACATTAATTGCAGATGTATGAATATTGGTTACATGAATACCTACTATGGTATCATAAGAATCAGCTGTGAGAATAGTTGATGGCGAAGCACCGATATCATTACCAGTAAATCTTCTAAAATTTTGTGCCATTATATCTCCTTATAAAGCAACTGCCATGGCTATTGCAAAACCAGCAGAAGCAAAACTACTTGCATCTACTGCGGCAGTTTGCCATGAACTGCCATTATAAACTTTTAACTCGTTAGCTATTGTATTAAAATATAAATCACCTGTTGTCAAAGCGTCACCATCATTGTCCACACTAGGATCACTAGCTTTAGCACCTAAGTATGTATCATCAAAATTATCGGCTGCTGCCTCTGCTGCTGCTTGAGCAGTTTGAGCTGCTGTTGCAGAAGTAGCCGCATTAGTTGCAGAAGTACTAGCATTACTAGCTTGAGTAGAAGCAGTTGTTGCAGAAGCTGCTGCATTAGTTTCTGACGTAGAAGCATTGGTAGCACTTGTAGCTGCGTTTGTTGCAGAGGTACTAGCAGCACTTGCCTGAGTTGTTGCTGTAGTTGCCGAGCTTGCAGCACTTGTTGCACTAGAAGCTGACGCAGTAGCACTTGTTGAAGCATTAGATGCAGATGTAGCAGCATTAGTTTCGCTTGTTGAAGCGTTACTTGCTGATGTTGCCGCAGCACTAGCTTGTGTAGTTGCAGTAGTAGCAGAAGTAGCCGCATTTGTTTCAGATGTTCCAGCGTTAGTTTCACTAGTCGCTGCATTTGTTTCAGATGTTGCCGCAGCTGTTGCTGAATTTGCTGCTGCTGTAGCACTAGCTGCTGCCGCAGTTGCTGATGAAGTAGCACTAGCTGCATCTACTAATAAATCATAATAAGAAGAATTAGCATTACTTGAAATAGGTAGCGATCCACTTGAGGTATGATTGGTATTAATTATATATATATTACCATTAGTCGTATCTTTGATAATATCTCTTTGAACATATGCCGTACTTGCTGCCCAGTTACCTCTATAGTTACCTATTTCTTGTGAAAATTCTAATGCATTACCAGCACTGTTTACAGTTAATAACTTATTTGCGACCAGCTCTGGAAATGTTAAACCATACGCTGTTGATGTACTAGACTTAGATTTTACAGTAAAATTAAAATCTCTTTCATTTTGTTGCATCATTGCAACAATTTTATCTAATTCTGTATTAAGTGTTTCTATTGGAAACGCACCAGATGCAGGAAAGTCTGTTGTTCTTGAAATAGGTAAATCTCTAAAAATTGTATAAGTATCATTTAATGTAGCACCAGCTCCAAGAGTAATACTACCACCACCAGTTTGACCAGCACCAGATACAGAGTATTGAGATACAGTAGATGGATTTGAATTGTAAGATAATGTGGTATCAACACCACCAGCATTTGTATGAATAACAACTATATCGGTGGCATTAAAAAATTCAAAAGGTACTGAAAAAGAAGTTTGACCTCCAGTAGCAGTATACTGGACTCTAGGTGATGTATCAGAAATTGTAATACTTGCCATTATCTTATACCTTTTTCAAATGAATCAAAAATTCCGTCCAAGTAAAATACATTCTGAAGAGGTATTAATCTACGCACATTTCTAGCTGTGTGATAATCATGTTCACCTGACATCCAATCATTAAATATCTTATAAAGCTTTTCACCTGTACCAACAGTAGGACCAAGAACAGCACCTACTTTATCAAAACTATCACTACCATAAGGTTTGCCAGCTCCAATCATAGGTCTAAATCCTACCTTATTATTCATTATTCTTTCTACTGAATTATTTACATCCATAAATATTCCTAATACTCCAGAACGATCTACACCATTTAAAACTTTTTCTTGGAAAGGAGTTTTATTATAATCTCTACCAAATCTTTTATGACCAATCATATCTACAATCATACCCATAGCTATTAAAGATCCTATACCAGCCATAAAGCTGCCATCTTTTTCTTGAAGTCCTCTAATTAACATTCTGTTTTGTGATCCAAAAGCAAACTTTTTAAACTGAAAAATTAAAGATCCAGCTTCAGTAGATAACCACAATGGCGTATCTGCTTTGCCTGGAGTCACTATGGCAATATTAATATCTCTTTGTGTTGCTAATCTAAATGCTCTTTGAGCTTCAACATCATCCCATAATTCACTTTGTGATAATTTTAATTCTTGTAATTCTAAATCATTATATTTACCATCTTTACCTTGACCATGTTTTTTATATTGTCTTGCAATTTTTTTTGCTAATCGTTGATCAATACCAGATGCAGCAAGTTTAGTTATATTATCAGGACTAATAGTTCCTTTGCTCCAATTAATAGATTCTTGTATAATTCTATTTTGAATTAACATACCAGTTTGACCTTTAATATATTGATTCCAAATACTCATGCCATTAACAATAAAACTAGCAGCAGTAAATTTTTGTAAATTTTTTTCAAACTTATTAAACACTCCATAAATATCATCAAGATCTGCATAAGCCATAGCTCTTGTTCCTAACAATATATCCCAAGATTCACCTACTAATTTACCTTCTTGATCTGACATTTTTAAAATTGTTTTCCAATTTTTATTTGTATAAACATCTAATAAAGCTCTAAAAGATCTACCAAACCCATTAGTCATTATCATTCTAGCTAAATCAGGAAGAGCAGCAGTTGCTCCTTGCAACATTGTAATTGCATTATAATTTTTAGCTACTCGTACAGCTCTACTAAAAAATCTATTAGGATCAGTTGGTACACCATATGTACCTCTTAATAAATCTCTTGCAGCTTCTAAATCTTTTACTGTTTCTTCTGCTTCTTTTTGTATAGCTTTTTGTTTACTTTTATTTCCTGCTGCATTTCTATATGCTGCTTTATATTCTGCAATAACATCTGCTATTCCTAATGTTTTACCAGACCCACCCATAGCTGTTTGATCACCAAACATTTGAGCTATTCTTACATCTGCTCCAACGCTTCTATTATATACTTGCATTAAAGCAAATATATCATCTTCTAACCATCCAGCTCTCATCCATTCAGCATAATCAATATTTAATTTTCTACCTTTTAAATATCCAGATAGACCAACAGGATCTGTCATTATTTTTAAATCATAATCATCAATGATTGATTTAGCATCACCACTTTTATTTAAATTTACTTCAAATCTATCTAACTTTTCCCATCCTTGAGATCCTTTAAATGATTCTACAATTTTAAATATTTCATCATCTGTTAAATCTGTATGTGATTTTTTTATACTATTATAAGCAAATGTATTAAATCCAACTTCATTAGCTTCTATTTTATCTCTACGAACAAATATATTTAAATAATTTGGTCTTTTAATTGATTGCTTTAATACATTTAAATATGATTCTTGATCATTAATCATTTTAAGAACTTGTGATATTTTAAATTCTTTATCTCTTATCTTAACTGTTTTTTGTAATATTTTACCACTATAATTAGCAATATTATAATCTGTAGCTTTAGATTGTAATTTATATTTTTGAACTTTATCTTTTAAATAATTTAAATTTTTTTCTACATTTTTTGTCATAATACCTGATTCAGTAATTTCATCTGCCCAGTCATCATAAAACTTTCTAGCTTTAGCTGCAGCTGTCATTACTTCAGGCATATCTTTATAAGTTGGATCTATTAAAGCTTTTGATACTCTACTTCTAAAATCAGTTAAGGTAATTAATTCATCACTATTTTTTAATCTTTTAGATAATTCTTTATGTTGTCTTATAATTTCAGACATAGCATCACCTAATGCAAATCTATCCATATTCATAATTTCTTCTATAGCAAAAGGTGTAGGTTTACCTTCTAAATTACCTTTACGAATAAATGGTAAATGCAACATTCTATTAATTGCATTAATTGCTGTAAGATTATTTTT